TTTACAGCTAGTTTAACTGCTGGTCGCACAGCTATTGCAAGTGCAACAACAACTGCCGAATTAGTGGCTATTTAAGGATAGATTATGTCAGTATCTTTATATGGTAGTGGACAGACAGTAGTTCAGGTAATTCAAACTACTTTAACTTCTACATTTAGTTCTACATCATCAACTTATGTAGATGTAACTGGTTTGGCAGCAACTATTACTCCATTAAGCACAAGCAATAAAATATTAGTAAGAGTTGATATGAGTGGTAGTGCAGCTAGTTTATCTGTTTTTCAATTAGTTAGAAATTCTACTGCTATTGCACTTGGCGATGCTTCAGGAAGTCATACTCAATCCACTACTTCTTGTTTACAATATAGTGGCACAAATGGTGATAGAGGATTTTATGGTGGATTTCAATGGCTTGATTCACCAGCAACAACTTCTGCAATTACTTATAAAGTGCAAGGATATGCCGATACTGGTCAATGGAATATAAATAGAACTGCTTCTGATGCAAATACTAACTATGGTCCCCGTTCTGTTTCAACAATTACTTTAATGGAAATAGCATATGTTTGATTACGCTCTTATTCTTGCTAAAAATTATGTAGGCAAACAATGGACTCTAGCTGGTGATTTTTATGAAGGTTTAACTTGGCTTGATGAGTCTCCAAAGCCTACACAAGCTGAATTAGAAGCATTGTGGGAGTCTACACTTAAAAAAGCGACTGATGAAAAATTGCAAGCAGAATCAACAAAGGCTTCTGCATTAGCTAAACTAACTGCACTTGGTTTAACTGAAGATGAAGTAAAAGCATTGATAGGATAAATATGGCTGACCAAACCTACATTGAATCTGCAAAAGAAGTCGCTGGTAAAGCCATTGGAAAACATGGCTTAATCTATATCACCATCATTGTAGCGATGGGCGTAGGTGCTTCTATTATTCTTGATAAAGACAAGATGGCAGCGGTAATGGGATTGCTTGGTGCTTCTTTGACTGCATTGATTTCATTGCTTAATTCAGTAGCTGGTGCTAATCCTAAAGAAGAGAAACCTGAGTTTGAGATTATGAAAGAACTTATTTCTCGCTTAGATGGCATGGCTGACCGTGATCCTATGAGCGTTCAGGTTGAAGGCGATAAAGTTACCGTTAAAAAAGGTGATAACGAAACAGTCATAGGAAAATGATATGGAATGGCTTAAACAAATTGCACCTACTATTGCTACTTGCCTTGGTGGTCCTCTTGCTGGTCTTGCTGTCACTGCTGTGTCTAAAGTTTTGGGAATTGATGAAGATAAGGTTCAGGACACAATCGACGAAGGTAAGCTTTCGGCAGACCAAATTGCGGCAGTAAAACAAGCTGAAATAGAATTACAAAAATCAGCCCAAGAACTCGGTTTAAATTTTGAACAGTTAGCTGTAGAAGACCGCAAGTCTGCTCGTGATATGCAGACTGAAACCAAATCAATTATTCCCCCTGTTTTATCTATTTTAGTAACCGTTGGTTTTTTTGGTATTTTGATTGGGCTTATGATGGGCAAAGTTGATGCTAACAACAATGCGTTAATGATTATGTTAGGTAGTCTTGGCACAGCATGGACTGGCATTATTGCTTTTTATTTTGGTTCTTCTGCAGGTTCTCAAGCTAAAGACCATATGATTTACAACTCTACCCCTTCAAAATGACCTATGACCAGCTAGATGCTTTAGGAATTGACCACAAGTGGCTTGGCCCACTAGAAGAAGCTTTTGCTAAGTATGATATTTCCACCCCTGCACGGCAGGCTTTCTTTATAGGACAGTGTGCTCATGAATCTGGAAATTTTAAAGTATTGGAAGAGAACCTTCATTACTCCGCTACTGCACTTATGCGTGTTTGGCCCAGCAGATTTACTGATAACGTTGTGGCTGAAGCTTATGCAAATAACCCCGAAAAAATAGCCAATAAGGTATACAGCGGACGTTTAGGAAATGGCGATGAAGAATCTGGTGATGGCTGGAAGTATCACGGGCGTGGTCTTATACAACTTACTGGCAAAGACAACTATGCCAACTGCGGATCTAATTTGGGTGTGGATCTTCTTATTCATCCTGAATTGCTGCTTGATCCTAAATATGCGGTCTTAAGCGCATCTTGGTTCTGGAATAAAAAAGGGCTAAATGCGTTGGCGGATAGCAAGGATTACGATACAATGACAAAGCGTATTAATGGCGGATTAATCGGACTGGATGACCGCAAAGCTAAAATTGCTAAAGCGCTGTCAATACTAGGGTAAACCCTCATATGCCATTACAAAAACTACAATTTAGACCCGGACTAAACCGAGAAGGTACAGACTATAGCAATGAAGGCGGCTGGTTCGATGGGGATAAAGTTCGTTTTCGTTCTGGCTTTCCAGAAAAGATTGGTGGTTGGCAACAGCTTTCTCCACAACAATACAAAGGTGTATGCCGTTCTATTTGGGTATGGGCGGACGGTGATGCTGGTGTAGGAACAACCTATATTGGTTTAGGTACAAGCGCTAAATATTACATTTATTCTGCTGGTGCCTATAACGATGTAACTCCTATTATTCAAACCGATGTTTTAACAAACCCATTTAGCACTACAAATGGTTTAAATATTGTTACCGTAACTGATGCAACTTATCTTCCTAATGTTGGAGATTATGTTGTGTTTTCTGGTGGTTCTGCCGTTGGCGGTTTAACCATTACTGGTGAATATATTGTTACAAACGTAACTAGTGCAACCACATATCAAATAACCACAACAAACCCAGCAACATCTACTGCAACTGGTGGTGGTACTGTAACTGTTCAATACGAATATCCGTCAGGTTCAAATGTATTTTCAGTCGGTACTGGTTGGGGTGCAGGTCCTTGGGGCGGCCCACTTATTCCTGTGGTAGTTAGTTTAGGTAATAATCCTTTTGCATCTACGTCTTCTTCTGGAACAGTAACGGTAACTCAAAATGCTCATGGTATGTCTAATGGTACCTACGTTGCTTTTAGCGGGGCTACTGGGTTTGCTGGTATATCTGCATCTACATTGAATTCGACTTTTGTTATTTCTGGTGTAACTACCAATACCTACAACATTACATTACCAAGTTCTTCCACTGCTACCGCAACTACATCCGGTGGTGGGTCTTCTGTGGTTGTTACAGAACAAAGCGGTTCTCGTGGTTGGGGGTCTGCTTATTCTTCTGGTATTGGTTCGCAGCTTCGCCTTTGGTCTAATGATAACTATGGCTCTGACCTTGTAATTGCCCCTCGTGGTGGCCCTATATTTTACTGGGCTGATACTACCGGTGTAGGTGTTCGTGCACAATATTTAAGTAGTGTAGCAAATGCTACAACGGAATACACACTTTCTGCCACAGCAGGGGATATCACGTTTACTGGCTCAGCAACTTCGGTTACAGTTTCAAGTGCGTATGCTCCAAGTATTTACCCCTATATGGTTATTACTGGGGCAAATTTACCGGCAAATACTAAAGTTGCTTCTACTTATATTACAGGCGCTACAACAGTCCCAATTACAACTACAACATCTGGCGGTAGTTCAGGTTCATACACAGTTTCATATGCTGGTTCGTTTGTTCCATCAGCAACATTCCAAGTAATTACTTCAGCCATTCAAGAATTTGTTATTGCATTTGGCGCAAACTCTTACGTGCCTAATAATGCGGCAACTACATTTAATCCAATGTTGGTTCGTTGGTCAGATCAAGGAAATGCCTATCAATGGATTCCTCAATTAACTAATCAGTCCGGCGAATATTTGCTTACAAACGGCTCTTATATTATGGCAGCTCGTGCAACTCGCCAAGAGATTCTAGTTTGGACTGATTCTTGTCTATATTCTATGCAGTATTTAGGTGCTCCTTATGTTTGGGGTTTCCAAGTATTGATGGACAACATCTCTGTTATGTCGCCTAATTCGATGATTACGATTAATAACGTAACTTACTGGATGGGTAAAGATCGTTTTTATATGTATTCAGGTCGTGTTGAGGTTTTACCTTGCTCGCTACGTCAATACATTTTTGCTGATATTAATGAAGATCAAGCCTATCAAGTATTTGCTGGCGCTAATGAGGCTTTTAATGAGGTTTGGTGGTATTACGTGAGCCAAAGTAGTGCAAACACAGTTGTTGATAAGTACGTCATTTATAACTATTTAGACCGTGTTTGGTACTATGGAACTATGGGGCGCACTGCTTGGATGCAATCAGGCACTCAAACGTATCCTATTGCCGCTGATTACAATGGAAGACTGTTGTACCATGAAGTTGGGTGCGACGATATGTCGACTTCTACAACCTTACCGATTGATGCATATGTACAAAGTTCTGATTTTGATATTGGTGATGGCCATAACTTTGGCTTTGTCTGGAGAATACTTCCTGACGTTAATTTTAACGGCTCTTCTACTAATCAGCCCAGCGTCACAATGACGGTTAAACCCCGTCAAAACTCTGGAACCCCTTACGGACAAGCGGATAACCCACAAGTTCAGTCTGCTCAAAACTACACCGTTGTGCCGGAATACACTATCCAACAATTCGATGGTCAGGTCTATACACGGCTTCGTGGTCGCCAAATGAGCTTTAGAATTGAGTCAACCGGCGTTGGTGTGGCTTGGCAGTTAGGTAGCCCTCGTATTGATATCAGACCGGATGGACGTAGATAATGACTATTCCAGCATACCAAAACTATAACGGCGCCCCACGTATATCTAAAGCACCTAACTTACTGATTGCGCCGACCGAGTATAGCCAGCAATACCAAGACCAAATGAATAATGCTCTGCGTCTATATTTTAACCAGATTGATAACTTTAGCCAATCGTTGGCTATACCAGATTCGGGTAAAACAACCCAAAGACCTACGGCTAATTTGCAAGTTGGGCAGCAATTTTTTGATACGACCCTTGTTTTACCTATTTGGTGGACAGGAACTAAGTGGATAAATGCTTCCGGAACGGCAGTTTAAATGTTAAAATCAGGAAAAAGTAAAGGATAGTATATGGCAGGCGGCGGCGGACAATCTGGCGGTTTTGAGAGCTATTTACCGATAGCTGCGGCTTTGGCCGCTACGGTTATGACTGACGGCGCTGCTGCGCCTTATTTGGTAGAAGAGCTTGGTGCTACAGGCGCGGCGGCGGCTACAGGTGCTGGTATTGGTGCTTTGACTGGTGGTGGTGTTGCCGCTCTTACAGGACAGGATGTAGGTCGTAATGCTCTTATGGGCGGTATTGGCGGCGCTGGAATTGGTGCTTCTGGTCTATATCAAGGCGCTGAAGGCGTAGCTGCTGCCGGTGGTAGTTTTACTGGAGCTGCTAGTACTTTAGGTACAACTCCCGGAGCCCTTGCTTCTGGCTATGCCGGTATGACTCCAGTTGAAATAGCGTCTTCAATTAATGCTGTCCCAGCCGGCGAAACCGCTGGTTTATTTAGTACATTAGGTAATGGTATTACAGGTACACAAGCCATGTACGGCGCTGCTGGTTTGGGTACTCTTGGTTTAATGGCTCAAGATAAATCCAAATATGGTATCCCTCCAAACTCAGCTGTTAACTGGAATGGCGGTTCTTTAGCCGATTTTAGGTACGACCCGCAACACTACAACCCAGATACAGTAACCCCGCCTAACCCGCATTACCAAGCACAGTATCAAAATAGAGTAACTCAGCCAACACCAGCTAGTGCTGGCGCTGGATATCCACAAGTGTATCAACCAACTATGGCTGAAGGCGGCATGGTTCCCGGATATGCTGACGGCGGTTTACTTGACCCTAATTCCGAGCCTGTTGATTTTATGGGTGGCGATATGTATCCACAAAGCCAACAGCAACGTTCATATTACGCTACTCCTACCCAAATGCCAACTTCTGCGCAACAGACTGCAGCATCTTACGAACCAAATACAAATCCATTGACAGGCGAAATGACAGCTAATATGGCTGGTGGTGGTTTGGCTTCTTTGGGTTCATACTCTGATGGCGGTCAAATGCTTAGAGGCCCCGGCGACGGAATGAGCGACAGTATTCCAGCACGTATTGGTTCACGCCAGCCAGCCCGTTTAGCAGATAATGAATTTGTAGTACCCGCAGATGTAGTAAGTCATTTAGGTAATGGTTCAAGTGATGCAGGAGCTAAGAAGCTCTATTCAATGATGGCTCAGGTTCGTAAAGCCCGTACAGGCAAAAAGAATCAAGCCCCAAAGATTAACGCAGACAAATACCTACCTGCATGAGCTTAGAGATAAAACATGTTCCTGTACAGTACGTTAGTCAAGCTTGGCCAATGGTTGAAAAGTATATTGCAAATGCTATTGACTACTGTGGAGACGATTACACGTTGGATCAGGTACGCGTTTACGTTACTTCGGGGCAATGGCTTTTGGTGGTAGCAGTAGATGAAAACGGGGAACTGCATGGAGCAGCGACAATATCGTTTTTAAATTATCCAAATGACAGAGTTGCGTTTATTACTTTTATTGGCGGTAAATTAATTTCAAATAAAAACACATTTGGGCAATTTAAAGATTTACTAAAGGCTAACGGAGCTACTAAAATACAGGGTGCAGCTAGAGAATCAATTGCCCGTTTGTGGAGCCGTTATGGATTTGAAGAGCGGTATAGAATTGTAGAGACAAAAATATGAAAACAACTTACTCAAGACGGGAGCTTTACGCATTAGGTGAAACCCTAGGCAATTCTGCTACCTATAAAAAAGCCAACGGCGGTTATGTTCTTGGTGGCGGTGGTGGCGGTTCTCCTCCCCCTCCTCCTCCTGCAGCGCCTACACAAACTACAGTTCAAAATACAAACATACCTGACTACTTGCGTCCTTATGCAGAAACAATGCTTGGCGCAACTCAACAACAGTTATTTAACACTTCAACAAATGAAGATGGTTCTGTACAAATTAATGGCGTAAAACCTTACGTACCATATAGTCAAAACCCACAGGACTATGTAGCACCTTTTAGTCCAATGCAAAATCAAGCTATGAACACCACGGCCAACTTGCAAGTACCCGGTCAATATGAAGCTGCTTCTCAAGCTACTGGTGCTGGCGGTGCTGCGGCTTTTGGTTTAGCTGGTCAAGAAGCGCAAGCTGGTAATCGTTACAACCAGATGGCAACAAACCCGTATGCTATGGGTGCTTTTATGAACCCGTACGTGCAGCAATCGTTACAGCCACAACTTAACATGATTGCTCAACAAGGCGGTATTCAAGGTGCTCAACAACAAGGTGCAGCTACACAAGCTGGCGCTTTCGGCGGTTCACGTAATGCGTTACAACAAGCATTGAATCAACAAAATACCTTGATGGCACAACAACAAGCCATTGGTCAAGGATACAACCAAGCGTACCAACAGGCACAACAAGCTATGCAGTATGGTGCAGGCTTAGGTCTGCAAGGGCAGCAAGCAGGTATGCAGGGTATCGGTCAAGGTTTAAGTGCAGCTAATCAATTAGGTGCTTTGGGCGGGCAACAACTAGCGGCGCAACAAGGCATTGCATCTGCGCAAATGACAGCGGGTACTGCAGAACAACAACAGCAACAGAATACTATTAATCAGGCTGTTCAAAACTACGCTACTGCACAACAATACCCACAACAACAGCTGTCTTTTATGAACGCCATGTTGCGTGGATTACCAACGCAAGCAACAACAACTCAATCTTATCAAGCAGCTCCAAGTACTTTGAGCCAAGCAACAGGTTTGGGTTTAGCTGGTTTAGGCGCATACAAAGCATTTGGTACACCTTAAGGAATAAATTATGCTCGGCATGGAACAAATGTATAAGATGGCGCTCGATCCGCGCATCTTCCCTGACTCTCGTTTATTAGCTGTTTTACAGGGAAAAGATAATTCTTTGCCTATGGCTGTTGCCATGTCCGCTAAACAACAGCGCGATAAATTAGAAGCCGCAAACAAAGGTCAACAAGCGCAAATGGGCGCTAAACAACCTACAGTGCGTGACCAAATGCTTGCTCGTGATTTACCGCAACCTCAAGCTGGCATAGACCAACTACCTGCTCCTACTATGGAATCTATGGGCGAACCTGCGATGGGTGCCGGTGGTGGTTTAGTATCTTTTGCTACTGGTGGTTTTACTGACCCTGATGAAGATGAACAAGAGACAGACCAAGAAGAGCTAGATTCGTTAATGGCACGTCAAGGCGACTTAGGTGGTTTAGGTGCTGGCATTATGGCTGTTGCTAACCCAAAACTGACACCTTATTCTTCTATTACTCCAACTGCAGCACCACAAGGAATAGCTGCAGCAACTGGTACATTTAAAGATATTGCTGCCGAAGCAGCTAAAAAACATGGCGCATCTTGGGATTTAGTACAACACGTAATGCACAAAGAGACTGGCGGCCACAAAGACCCAGCTAATGCAGTATCTAAAGCTGGCGCTACCGGTGTAATGCAGTTGATGCCTAAAACAGCTAAAGAACTTGGCGTTACAAATCTAAATGACCCATATGAAAATATTAACGGCGGTGTTAAATATTTAGCTAGTTTAGAACACAAATACAAAGACCCTAAGTTAGCTGCTATGGCTTACAACTGGGGTCCGGGCAACGTAGATAAGTGGCTTAAACACGGCAGCAAAGAAAAAGCCGTGCCTAAAGAAACCCGCATGTACGTAGCTAATCTTGCTCAAGGCGGTATTGTTTCTTTAGCTGGAGGCGGGGATTTGCCTATGGATGATGAGGGTTACTACTATCCTCCAACAGAAGCAGCAGAATCTGAAGCTGGCCGCGATTTACAACTTGCATATACACGTTTAAAAAATAAGGGCGTTGATATAAAGAAAGGTATTAGCGGTATTGCTAAGGGCGCAAAAAGTTATTTTGGAGCTTCAACCCCAGAAGCATATTCAGCGGCACAAGTAGCGCCAGAATTAAATAAACCAGCTGCCGCACCAGCAGCGCCAGCAGAACCGGTAGTTCCTGTAACTAACAAAGATCAAACCACATTAACAGCGCCTACAACACCGACAGCACCTTCAACAACCGACAGTTCTCAATCTATGCTTGATAAGTACATGGCAGGACTAGAGCAATCTAGAAAGCAAGCACCCGGCTTGGCTTTGATGGCTGCTGGTTTAGGTATTGCTGGACAGCGTTCACCGTACGGTCTGTCTAATATAGGCGCTGGTGGTTTACAGGGTCTTCAGTCTTATGCAGATGCACAAAAAGCTAACATGACTGGTGAAGCCGCAGGACTATCTGCTCAAGCTGCTATGGAAAGAAACAAGGTATATCAACAACATTACGCTAATGCCGCACAAAACGCGCAAGCTCTCAAGTACGACCAAATGATAGCTGGGTTAGATAAAACGGCTGAAGACCGAATCAAAGGAATGACTAAATACTCCAACTTTGATTTAAATAATCCAGCGCAACGTCAACAGGCAATTAATACGATAAAATACGAGATACTTAGTAAGAGTCCTTCTTTGAAAAAGCACTATCTTGAAACTAGTGGTTTAGATGAAGAAGGTTTAAAAAAACAATTTATACCCGGGCTACTAAGTAGTACAGCGCCAACTGGCGGAAAAGAATACAAGTAACACCTGCAAACTGCTAGGAAAAATTTATGCCGTATTTAACACTACCTGATGGTGGATATACAAAAGTCCCGGAGGGGATGAACGAAGAGCAAGCGCTTAAATATGCTCAAGAAAAATTTCCCGAGGCTTTTCCTGAAGAATACGCAAAGCATAAAGAAAAGACTGGCCTCATGCCAGCTCTCAAGTCTAGTTTTAAAGGCGGCGCAGGTTCTGCGCTTGAAGGTCTTGGCAATTTGTTTGGTAGTGAAGATATTGCTAAATACGGTAAAGAAACTAAAGAAGAAGCCGCTGGTCAATTTGAGCCAACTACAGAAGCCGATATTGGTGTTGCAAAACGTCAAGGTATTACATCTTTATTGGGTACCGGACTCAGCAAATATATCACGGAGCCTGTTGGACAAGCTGTTGGTAGCGTAGCCGGTAGATATGGAGCCCCTGTTGCAGCTGGCGCTGCTGCCTCTGCTCTTGCCCCCGAAACATTAATTGCTGCCCCTCTTGCAGGCGCTGCGGCGTTTGCTGCAACTAACTTCCCTATTCACTTTGGTGAAAACATTACTGCTCAAAAAGAAGCTGGAAAACAGCCTGATTACGGTCGTGCTTTAATTCCTGCAATGGCCCAAACAGCCGTTGATTCTTTAGGCGGTGCTATCGTTGGCGGAGTTATGAAAGGCTTTGCTTTAAAAACGGCTACTCAAGAAGCCCAATTACTAGCACCTAAAGTATTAAGTGGTGAAATTAAAGCGGCTGATGCTACTGCACAAATTAGCGGTAGGGTAATGAGTGTTTTAAAAGGTACAACAGAAGCTGCCGGTGCGGGTACATTGATGTCCACAGTCGGTCAAGCAGGACAACGCTACGCTGCCGGTCAAGAAATGTTTAGCCCAGAAGCGCTAAATCAATATACAGAATCCGCTAAAGAGATGGGCTTAGTTGCTCCATTTTTTGGTTTACTACATGCTGGACAACCTGCTCGTGCTAAGAAGCTTATTGATGATGCACGGGCTAAAGGCGAAGCGCAAAGAACTGGTATTGCTAGAGAACAACAAGCGGGTGTTTTAGAAGAACACTATGCTAGCCCCGAAGGTCAAGCACAATTACAAGCAGAGCGTGAACCAATCATTCAGCAGATGAATGATATTAAAGAAGCACTTAAAGGTAAGGGTTTACCTAAAGAAGAAAAGCAAGCTGGTAGAGACCAGCTTAACGAATTACAAAGACAACTTGAAGAAATTAATAAAAGACCCGGTGTGCCACAGGCACCTGTTGCCGAAGGCGAAGTAGCGCAAACTTTACAAGGTCGTTTAGAAGCACTAAAAGCACAACGTGAACAAGCTACCGCAGCAAGACAAGAACAGATACAACAAGCACGTGAACTTCAATTAGGCGAAACCCCTAAAGCTACTGAACTACCCGGTGCACCAAGCACACTTACTGTAGGCGAAAGAGAAACTGGCGCCGCTAAAGAACAGGCAGATAAAGCCGAGATGTTGCAACACCGCTTTATGCTTGAGAATACGTTTAAGCCTAGTGTTGAAAGACAAGTTGAGGCTGTACAAGTTCAGATGCAACAAGCCATAAAAGCTGGCGACACACAAAAAGCTAGAGAATTATCAGGTAGTTTAGAAACCCTACGTAAGTCTTTAGAAGCCGCAGATTTACAACTTGAGGCTCTACCAAAACCTGAGCCAACAGTAAAAGAAAAAATGGATGCGCTTGATAAAGAAATCAAGAAGCATAATGCCGATTTACAAAAATATAGTGGCGAGTCTTTTGATAGAGCCAAGTTTGATGCTGCCTTAGATAAGTTAGAAAAAGCCAAAACAGCTCGTGAGAAGTTAGAAGAGCCTCCTGCGCCAGTACAACAAGGCTTGGCGTTTGAGCCAACGGCAGAAGAAAAAGCACACGCTAAACGTCTTAAAGAGTTAACTGATACTTTCGGTCCAAAAGACCAGCACTTAGTTGGTCAGCTGGTTGATGCAGTAAATGCTAGTGCTAAAGAACGTAACTTAATTAATGCCAATGAGCCGTTACCTGAAAAGGTTAGCCCAAGAAACAGATTAGCTTCAGCTGTTGTTGAACAGCGTAGAGCACATGATACGTTAACTGATTTAGTAGACGACTTGCGTTCTCCAGAACCGATTAATTCTCCATACGCAGCGCCGGGTGTAATTGGGCATTATATTACGCACTCTCTTAATGAAGTTAACGCTAAACGTGCCGAAGCTAAACAAAAACTGTTAACTACTGATGAGTCTTTAAAACTGGCTTTTGACCTTAAAGATACGTTGGATAAAGTAGTAGCTAACAAAAATGAATCTGTGTTAAAACGTATCAACGAAGAAGAACCTACTCAATTAGAAAAACAACTTGCGGGTATTAAAGCCAAGTACGAGCAAGGTGAAAGTCGTTTCCGTCCAGCCGAAGGATTTAATCTACGCCAAGAACGTGACGCTACATTAGCCCTTAAAGAAGAGTTAAATAAGAAAAGCCCCAATCTTGAAAAAGTTAAAGCACTACGTCGTGAAGTAGAAGCAGGCCGTAAAGAAAATGCTCGTCTTGAAGCCGAGCGTGCCAAGCAAGAAGAGATTGATATGGAGCGCTATGCTCCGTCTGGTATAAGTCCAGATCAACGTAGCTTGTTTGGTGAAAAAGAATTAGCGCCTCTTGCTACAGTGCGGGCTACCCCGGCCAACTTTATGAAGTTTGTCGGCATCCAAAGAACTAAGTTACAGCACGCTATTAAGATGGCGCAAGCTGCACTAGAAAAAGCTAAAAAACCGTTGTTTGGTGAAACAAATAAAGAAGCTTTTGTTGAATTAGAAAAAGTAAGATTACAGCTTGAAAACGAAAGTAAAAAGCCAACGCCTGAAGTATACAAACCAAGCGAAGCCGATGTAAAACGCTATACAAAAGACTTTATAGATAACCGCATTAACAAATCTATAAGTTTGAGGGAAGCGCATTTAAGTAAAATTGAAAAACTTCAGGAAAGAGAAACAGAGATTTTAAAATCTCTTCGTGGAACAAAAGCTAAAGTTGCAGTGCCAACAAAAACGTCGTTAACAGAGCGTTTAACGTCTCGTTTAGAAGAATCTTTTGCTGAGAATAAACAAGCGGCAATATCTAGAAGCGATGCGTTGCGTAGTTTATTTAGTACCCAGCTTGAATACAAACTGTTGTTTGATATTGCTCAGACAAAAGAAAAGATTAAACAATACGAAGCTGTTGCCGCCGGCGAAAAAGGCAAGTTTAAAGAAGGCTACAAAAAATACGTAAAAGAACTAGAAGCAACTGTAACGCAAGCTGAAAAGTATTTAGAAGACATTCGTGCGCGTGACAGAGAATTTTTTACTATTGAAGGCGAGAACAATAAGCGTTCTGTTCAGATGACTCGTAAGGTTTTAAAAGAAGCCCTTGACGAGAACAAAGTAACTAGCGAACAAGCCGCCCCTATTAGCAAAGAAATTGACAGGATTGAAGTTGCTAACCAAGCTGCGCTAGAGAAACGTGTTAAGGAAAGACGTGTAGCTGAACAAGCTACGTTTGAAAAGAAAGCCGCTGAACCTACCATTCGTCAAGAAGTTATTGGTACCAACGTAGTATTGCCCGGCACTAAAGATGAAATTCTACAAAAGCGTGTAGTAGAAAAGAAAGCCCCACTTACTACAGAAGAGAAACGTGCCAAGCTGCGTGAAGAAAGCGCTGAAGGCGCTAAGGAAATGCAAGCTATCCGTAAGCAACTTGGACTAGATAAACCCAAGCGCAAAGACATTATTGCTGATTCTAAAGCCTATATTAAAGCGCTTGAAGAGCGTATTGAAGTTAATGATAAGAAACGTAGACTTGCAAGCCCAAAAACAAAAGACAGGAAAAAGTTTGAGGGCGTTGTTGATGCCTTAAACAAAGAACTAGAGCTTGAAAAAGAAAACTTAGCTGAGCAACAAAAGCTTGCTAAAGGCGAACGTGCGTTAGCAATAGCCGGTAATGCTCCTGCTCGTAAAGAAAGACTAAAGCCTTTAAAAAGCGGTACAGCTAATGCGGCTAAAGAACTTGAAGAAGGTTTGCGTTCTGAACGTGAGTATGAACCTGAGTATAGCCCTCGTTTTACTAGAGATGATTTGGGTAATGCCTACAGACTGGGAACAAAAGGTAAGTTTACCGCAAACGTAAAAGAAACCGCTGCTGCTGCTGAAAAGTTTAAGGCTGGATTACCTGAGGGTATACGTTTTGAATACGCTGATTCATTTGACGGTTTACCTGACTATGTAAAAAACCAAATTCCGGAAACAGAACGTCGAGAAATGAACGGCGCTGTATTGAAAGACGGCACTATTGTTGCTGTTGGAAATACGCACTATGACCTCTTAGACTTCCAAAAAACACTAGCCCACGAAGCATTTGGGCACTTTGGTGTTGACCGTTTGCTTGGTAAAGAAGGCTTACTGCGTTTAGCAGATAGACTGGAAGCTCAGCATAAAAATGGTATGCTTCATGTTGCTCGTGAAATGGGCGTTATGGACAAAGTTGTTCGGGCTATTCGTCAAGCACGTGAAAACAGCGACTCTAAATTAACTCCTGAAGAAGAAAAGTTAGTAGGAATACGAGAGCTTATTGCACACGTAGAAGAAGGCCGTTTAGATGACAAATCATTTATTCAAAAGTCTGCCCGTTTTATAAAAGAATTAATTGGTCAAATAAGAGAATGGCTACAAAAGCATAACCTAATTGAGTTTAGTAAAGTCACAGACAGTGATTTACTATTTATGCTTAAAAAATCTAGAGATATGCTAAGCGGTAAAAGCGAGTTGCGCACAGGAGAAACCGGCCTACAGACCGCATATCGTAAAGCTAAGTTTGAAAACGAGAATGACCCACTAGCGCAGTTGGCTGGGCATTTAGTTGCTAAGCCTAAGGGTATAAAAGAGTCTTTGAAGGGTAACTTAGCTGCTTTTAATACGCAGTTTGTTGACCGATTAGCCCCGCTTAAAGAAATTTGGCGTCGTATGGGCGAAGAAGGCGCTGGCTCGCAGATGATGTACAACTTGCTGATGCATGGTCAGCGCACAAATATTACTAGCGAGACTGTTGTTAACGGCGCACGTAAATTTGCTAAAGACCCAGTAACAGGCGAAGTGACTATTCGTGCTTCCGGTGGCCCCGGTATGAAGCAAGTTCTTGAAGAGTTGTTGCAGTCTACTAAGGGTAATCCCCAAGCGTTAAATGAAATGTTTACCGCCTATGCTGCAGCTAAACGTGCTGAGCGTGTTGGATATAAGAAGTTGGTGTCCGATGGAGAGATTAGCGCTAACATTACTCCCGCTATGTTGGAAGCTGCCAAGAAGTCAGGCGATGCTGACCCCGCATTTGTTAATGCGTTTAAGACATATCAAGAATACAATAACGGCTTAATTGATAGCTTAGCTGACTCAGGATACATTGCTAAAGAAAAAGCCGCTGAGTTTAAAAACAAAAACTATATACCGTACTATCGTTCACGTGGCGGCAATGTAGATTTAATTATCGGTTCTGAAAACCCTATCCGTATTGGTACATTAAAAGACCAGCCATATTTACACGAGTTAGTTGGCGGCGATCAAAAAATTCAAGACTTTTTTAAATCTTCTGTTGCTAACACCAATATGATTACCGAAATGGCTTTGCGTAATAATGCAACTGCCAGCGTAGCTAGAACTCTACAAGATTTAGGTATTGCTGAGATTCGTAAAGGTGAAGGCACTATTGGCCCTGATGTTATTCGTTTTAAAGCTAACGGCAAAGACTATCATGCCATTATTGATACCTCTAAGAACGCTGAGTTTAGCGATATTAGCCCACAGCTTTTAGTTAAGGGTATGGAAGGTATTCCAACCCAGCTTCCGGGTATTGTGCGTTTGATGGGTATGCCAGCTAATTGGCTCCGTAAGGGCGTTACACGCAATCCTTTCTATGCCTACAAGCAGTTAGTTCGTGATCCAATGTCTGCTTGGCTAACAACAGGCGGTAATTTTGTACCAATTCTGTCATCACTTAAGGAAGTCCACAACGCTGTACGTGGCGCTGGTTTAACTAACAAACACTTGCAAGAGTCAGGTATTTTGGGCGGTGAAATTTACACAGGTCGTGCTGAAGATTTAAACCAAATCGTAACTAGACTTCAATCAGGTAAAGCTAGTGTGACTGGCGCTTTGGCTTTCATGGATAAGATGGCGACTGAGGCAGATGCTTCTACTCGTTCAGTTCTTTATGATAGCTTCCGCAAGCAAGGCTTGACGGATATGCAGGCGCAGATTGCCACGATGGAGTCCATGAACTTTAATACTCGTGGCGCTTCTCCATCTATGCACTGGGTTAATACAATGGTGCCGTTCTTTAACTCGGCTATCCAAGGCTACAACGTAATGTACAAAGCGTTTACTGGCAAGATGCCGTACGCTAAAAAGCTGGACTTACAAAACAAGTTAATCAAACGTGGCACCATGATTGCGGGTATGTCGATTCTGTATGCAATTGCACAACAAGATAACGATTCTTACAAGAACGCTACACCTGAACAGAAGTATTTGAATTGGTTTGTGCCCGGAATGGGCAAAGAAGGTAAAGAAGCATTTAGATTGCCTATACCATTTGAAGCAGGCTATATTTTTAAAGCGCTGCCCGAAGCCGTAGTAAACATGGCTTACAGTGATGAGAAAGCTAGAGAAGGTCTTGATGCGATTAAGGCTGTGCTAAATGCTACAAATCCTTTAGGTGTTCCTACCGCTATTAAAGCGCCTATTGAACTTGTAGCAAATCGTTCTTTGTATACTGGTCGGGACATTGAAAGCAAGCGTATACAAGAAATGGAACCCGGCAAACGTGCCTACGACACAACCAGCGAACCGGCTAAGATGCTTGGCGACATGTTAGGGATTTCCCCTATTAAATTAGACTACTTAGCCAAGAGCTATCTAGGCGGTATTTTTACGACAGTTGCTTCGATAGTTAACCCTATGCTTGCGTCAAGTGAAAATGTAAAACCTGACGGCACAATGGCCGACTTGCCTGTGTTTGGTCAGATGTTCCAGCCTGAAGATGCTGGCGGCATTACTATGCGTGCCTATGAGGTGCTACAACAAGCATCGCAAAGATCGGCTACCTATAAAGATTTAGTGGAGAAGGGCGCTGAGAAAGAAGCCGCAGCGTACGGTAAAACGTACGAAAAAGAAATTGGTGTTGGAAATATGGCGGCTACCATGAAGGCTAACTTAGATGCCTTGTCAGGCGAAATTCGCAAAGTTAAAGAGCAGCGTTTACCCCCCGGCATGAGCCCACAGCAGTTTGCGGTTCAAAAACGTGAACAGTTAACCCAGCTACAACAACAACGCGCTAAGCTAGCTCAAGATTTCCTTAAGCAAGTCGCCGAAACAAAACGCCAAGCTTCCCGTTAACAATACCAAACTCTGCTTTAGCTCGAACTTGGTGATAGACGGCGGCTTTTAACCCAGCTTCTCTAGTCTCTTCTAGCTTTAATGTCGGAACAAAAAACGACCCCTTCTGTGGGGTCGTTAACCATGGGTAGTGCACTCTAATCTTCCGAGTCATCTTCGTCTGAAATACGGCGGCTAATTTGCATAACATTAACTCGCATACTTGGGCCTTTAGTTTTAGATAACATATTTTTCTTTTCTATATAGTTAACCTTAAAGCCTTTGAGCGCTTCCATTTGTTTCTTAAAGGTTGAGTAGCCAAAGCTCATTGATACACAGTGCGACCGCAGAAGTTGTTCTTCAATATAGTAATCAATCCAGCCGGGGTTTAGCCCCCTATCAATTCGCCCTGCAACTTGTGAGCGTGTAATAGACTGGTCAACAATACCGCCTTCTCCTAGCGTAGCTTCTAGCACTCCGTTGAAGTTCTTAACCACAATAAACTTGCCATAGTTCTCACGAGTGTAAGCATTAAGCACATCTTCCGCAGATTTTCTAGAACCAAATACTACCGCACGTGCTCTATCAACCATTCCACGAAGGACTTCAATGACAGGCTTAACAGGTATATCAATAATATTGGAATACTTACTGCCAAGAAGAACGGTAATACCAACAACAGCAGCATTTCCAGCACTCCAGTAACGCTCATCGTTCGTTGTATTGAACTCTTTCTTGAGCATCTCGTGTGTCTTCTTAAATACATCTTTAACAATCTCCTGATTTTGAACCATCCAAGTAATAAGCAAATCGCCTACAACTCCGTAATTGGTTTTTAGTTGGTCAAGGATAAGTGATTCTGTATCATTCCACTCCAACTTAACTGTTGGACATTCTTCTAAAACACGAAGCATCTCAGCCTGTGAAGCGTGCTTACGCATACCGCCTAAGAAGTCAAACACGTGGGTATTAGAAGTCAGTAAGGCGGTAGATTTCCAGTTTAATACGTTGAGTCGCTCTTTGTTAGCGTTGCTCTCCATACGCTCCTTGCCTTTACCTTGTGATTGGTCTAGGAGGAATGTAGGAAGCCACTCAAAGTCACCTCGGTTCTTAGCGGTAATCTCGTCAGTTACTAAAGGCAAGCTACCCAAGATACCCTGACGTTGTTGTAGAGCTACCGCAGATGTTGCTTGACCTACACGATACATACCCGGTTGCCCAAAGAAACTCTCGGCAATAGAAAGCGCTAACGATTTACCCGTACCTGAATCACTAGAACCCAAGTGATACGTCATGCCGTTAAAGCCTGAGAACTCCATAAGCAACGATGCAGGCCCAACTAAACCCATTGTTAGGATGTTCCATATTTCTCGCTTAACAAAAAGGTTAATAACGTCTTTCCAACCATCAAGCGTTCCTGAGGGCTGTGTGTGCTGATTGACGTTTTCAAGTCCGGGTGTAGGAACAAATATTTTCTTTCCGGTTTTGGTATAGATATGACTGTTATATACAAAGGTTTTGTCCTCTTGCCATCCGCAGTTGTTGGGGATTTTAATTGCTTTCTTATTAGCACTAGCCTGTTCAACGCAAGCTCGCACATAATCAGATAGATTTTTATCATTGCCAGCGCCAAACGCTGCAATGATGTTTTGGTTTGCCAAAGCTTTAACTGTTTCATCTTTACTTACCACAGCACGTTGTGGAAGCAGAATATCAATCGCCCCTTCGGGTCTGCAAGCAACCATATGTACAATGTGGTCGCCATTACGATTTAATATATCCACTACAAACATGTCATAAGGCAGTAGCATAATCTGCTTCCGCGTTTTGTTTCCCTGAGAATCTTCCTCAGTTTTATCTACATAGATACCGCCATTCTGACCATAGCTATATCCTCTTGGTGGAACAGGCTTAGTAACTGTTGGCGCTATTACTTCTTCGGTTTCTTCCACAGCCATGCGTTCCATGACAATTTCTTTTTCAGTATTGTCAGTTTTTAATTCTCTACCCCATATTAGTGGATTAGTAATTTTACCGAAATGCGGACAGCTTGTGCAGATACCGGGATTTACTTCATCTAGCTTTAAACATGGACTTGGGCCTTTAGTGCTGTTCCATTTAGTGTTGATGCGGTCTTCATCATACGGATGCATCGCACCTAACTTCTGCGCCCACTCATAGCCATCATCGCATTTCTTAGCCCATGAGACTATGTTGAAGAACAACGGCTCCATGCCGTCTTCATTTGCGTGTTCTTGGTAATGTTTTAACTGTGCACAGCCATTAGCTTTTTCAATTATGTTTTTGAAGAAAGTGCTTGAGTTTTCAAGAAGCTTGACACTGGTTGCCCCTGTTTCTTTAGGGCGAGAGCCGGGAATATTTAAAGAAGTTTCTTCGTAGGTTACTGTAAGCTGGTCTTTAAGAATAGCGTTGATTCGTTCGAGTTCAAATGTCTTGCCCTCTACTTTAATGCGCACAAGACGTGGCTTAGCTTTCTTGTAGTTGTTGGTGTCAGGTACACGCAGTACTCGAGAAGCATCGCCAGTTACACCAAAGTCTATGTTGAAGTTCTTCTGCTTGCAGAGTCTCTTAAGGTTTTCAGCAACGGGTTTCCAAACCGCAATGTCAGCGTCTTCAGTTAAAGGCCAGTAGACGTGTAATCCACCACCACTATCATTGACGTATGGCTCGCCTAGGTCTATTAGCGAAGTTTCGGACAAAAAGGTACCCAATGCCGCCGCAGCCGCCTGTTTACTATCATAGTCTTTCCCAACACCGCAATCAATATCTAAAAACAACGCACGCATCTTGACAGCGTTCTTAGAAAGTCTACTAGATTCTCCAAATGACGCTAATGCAAAATACGCATCTAAGCCCCGTTGACTAAAATCAACGGCAACTTTATATAAACTGTCAATGTCATCGACAAAGACATGCTCTTTCTTGTCTGTACTCAGTTCACAGGCGCAATACTTACCTGAAGACGGGAGCACAGTCGCTAGGAATTCCTGCGACTTCATAGTAACCCCTTAAATTAATTAACTCGTTTGTATAATCTATCTACAATCTCTTGCTGAAAATCTTCGGGCATACTGCCACCCGCTAACAAAAATCGTTCAGCAAAGTTAACTAATTCTCGGTCGGTTAATATGCGTGGGTTAATAGGGGATGTTATTTGTTCTTGTTGCATTTTCTCATTGCCTCCTCTGCGGTACTGCTTGTTTGTAGGATGGCCAGTAAATTCTCTACACTTCTGCGGTATGCTGGCGATACTTCTGAACCACCAAACCAATTATAAATAGACTGACGTGTTGCTCCGGTGTAATCGGATATTTTTATTACTGGGAAGTCGAGCTTGACCGCCCATCTTCCTAATAGGTTTCCTAATGACTTAGGAGCCTTTGCTGTTTCTGCAATTATCTTATCTGAATACGGCATTGTTATTTTTCTCGTTAGGTTGGGGGGACAAGCCCCCCTGTTAATTACTCGTCGTCTGTTTCCCACTCACCAATTACTTCTGCCAACTTGCCAGCTTTTTTAGCTGGTACTGCATTTGGTTTAGTAGCTGGTTTGCGTACTTCGGGTTCATCAACTTCATCGCTAGCCGCTTCTACTTTAGCGGCTGGTTTCTTACCTTCAATAGCAATAGGCTCATCTTTCTTTTTAGATACGCTCATCGTGATAGCGTTTTTAGCGTCGGTAGATTGCCCTTTCTTAGCGCACACCGCATACTCATCATCAGTCAACCAACGCATAGGTTGGAAGAACAACTTGGGTACTGCGGCTTTAGTGTCAAAGCGCATACGGGTAACAAGGGTCTCAGGGTTAATGCTTTGAGCCGCCAAGTAGCGGGCATACGCTTGAAGTGGGCGCTTGTCCCCATCTTCTTTACCAAAGATAGAAGTAGCCGCTAGGGTTAACTGCATTACGTCGCCTTCCATGTCGTTAGCCAAAACAACTGCTAAGCGCTGGCTAAAACGGCAAGCACGTGAATCACCTAGACCTGAGCCTTTGGCATTTTGTGGACAGCTAGCGCACGATGGCGCTTGTGGCGCATCAATGCTTGCATCAGGTGTATCACCATCAGCAGACCAACAAGTAGGCGCTGAGTTAGCTCCTTCCTCATAAGTGCCAGCATAGTATGTACGACTAATTTTTGGAGCAGCTTGAACAATAACTACGTCAAGATGTCTGTCATCAATAGCGGCTACTTCTTTACCGCCAGCAATTAAACGGAATACTCCACCCTTCGTTGAGATACGTTTTTGTGAGACCCCGACACCGCCAGCTAAGCTCTTAGCTAATGAAGATAATTCTGCGCTCTTTGCAAAGGCTGGTAGTTTTGAGGGGTTAAATGTAGTGAGTTCACTCATTTTTCTATTTCCTTATTTAGTTGGTTTACGAACTGTTACTGCAAAATCCTGCAAGGAGTTTAACCCAGCCGGTACAAGCCCCGGGTTTTCCTCTAGGAACAAGGCCATGTTCTTCTGCGATATACGCTTCTCGAACAAATCTAAAGCATCATTGTCTACGGCAAACGTCTTAAAAGAATCCCAGTCGTCTGTGTAGTAACGAGTCTTTTGCGACAAGATAATAGTACCTTCATCAGTCTTCACCGAATTAGTACCAAGCGCTACCATTGCATCTTTCATAGCGTTCTTTAATTCATCTTGTTGCGCTTTGAGCTTTTCTATTTCACTTTCATATTCACGAGTTAGCTCTTGAACTCTTGAGTATATCTTGCGGTAAATCCTTGCTAGTTTATCTAGCGGTACTACTTCATTTTCATCAGACATTTGATTTCTCCTTTCAACGTCTATGTCAAATACTTTACAACAATAGCGGTGCGAATACAACCCAATATAGGGTTTTCTTTACAAATTAACTTCTTCTTTATACAAGCTTAACAGAATATCGTGTCCTCGTACCCGTTTTTCTAATTGGGTAAACATCTTCTTTTCTATATCACTACCTTGTAAGTGTATCACAGTCACCTTAGTGGAATCTTGTCCAATTCGGTCGGCTCGAGCAATACACTGCAAGTATGTTTCAACCGACATTACAGGGCCATAGAACACCACTGTATCAGCCGCAGTAAGCGTTACACCATGAGATGCGGCTTGGGGTTGTACTACTAAAATGCGTGGCTCAGGGAGCGTTTGAAAGCGTTTAAATATGTCCGTTCTTTTAGATACCGACACATCCCCATGAATAACCTCGGATGCCACATTATGTTTCAGTAAGTGGTTATGGATAGTGTCTATGCTGTGTCTAAACGGCGCAAAAACAATTACCTTCCTACTAGTTTCTTCTAGTACTTCCAGTAGTACCGCTAAACGTGGGGCGCAATCAAATTCAACAACTTCATGCCCATCTGTGTATGCCGCACCCGCAGATATTTGTAGTAGCTTAGATACCCCCGCCGCCGCATTAACTGCCGTAACAGTTTCACCCGCCGCTTCCATAACCATCTTGTCTTTAATCAAGCGGTAGTATTTCATTTGCTGTGGCGTAAGCGGTATTTCTCGGGTCTCTGTAAGGACTGGTGGCAAGTCGGTACATTCTTCTTTAGTGAACCTAATCGCTGGCTGCAATGCGTTAAATACTGCCTCAGCCGCACCTTGCTTGGGAACCCATTTGAACTGTGTAAGTTTTTGCATAACTTTATCCCGCCATGCAGTAGCAAATTTGGGTACTCCAGCGGGATTAACTAGCCTAGCCAAACCATAGGCATCCACAGGCGATTGTGAGGCTGGTGTGCCCGTCATCATCCATAGTAGGGTATGGGGTGTCAGAATCTTATTTAAAGACTTCCAGCGCTTTGTAGAGGGGTTCTTGTAGGCATTTGCTTCATCCACAATAACTAGGTCGAATTTGCCGTTTGCCACCACCTCGTCAGCTATCAGGTTCAAGCCGTCATAATTGACTACTACAAACTCATAACTACCCTGTACCATTTCAATACGTCGTGTGGCTTGCGCATGATGGGCTACGATAACTGAGCGATGGATGATGCTCTTGCCTATGCCGTTCATCCAAGCGTCGTGCATGATGGATAGCGGACAGAGAATTAAACAACGGCGAACTTTTCCTAACTTCATAAGGTAGTCAGCCGCCCATAACGCACTAAGGGTTTTCCCTGTGCCGGGGTCGTTAAACACAAAGGCTCTTGGGTGTAGTGTCAGGAACTCTGCGGTTTCAATTTGATGGTCGAATGGTTTATACATACCCGGCCAGTTATACCTAGCGCGGATGGGTGAAGGTACATTTTTAACACCTAGGTTGCGGAGCACACGCACTTCGTCTAAACCCCATTTCACAGCAACTTTAGATACCCCATTTTGCTCACCTACGATAGCGTGTTTAGGAATGATGGAGTATTTCTCAGGATTACGGGTGGTAAACACCAGCGCTTTATTCTCAATTATCTGCATGTTTTTTCATCCTGTATACCAGACCGCTATTGCCATCTGGTGCGGTGACAATTCTGTGTGATTCGACTAAGTCTTGATTTGATAAGCGCATTAATGCCGCCGCCCAAAACTTATCGTCGCTAAACTCCTCGGCTGGAACCCACTTGTTACCCCACCGCACTTGCCACATGGCTTCAACTACATCTAGTGGGGTGTCAAAAACTTCGTGGAACTGCTCAGGTGAACTAAACGTCAGTCCAAAGTCTTTAAACAAACTTTTAAGAATTTCCATATTTTCCTTTCGTTGTTGCCAGTATTATTTTTTATTATCTGACATGTTTGCTTTGGGGCTTCGTAGTCTAAGGTTTCCTGACGTGGACTTGCCCCCTGACTTTAAAGGTTTCACATGGTCAATGTGTTTACCCTTGCGGTCAATGCCTTCTTTGTCATACTTACGTCTTGCACGTTGGCGCTCGAGTTGGTCTTCGGTTTCGCCAGTTGCTTTCTGTAGCTTGTATGCGTGTTTAAAGTCACGCTTGCCGTTTTTCTGTGTCATCTTTCTTTCCTTTTGCCGAGTTGCATGAGCGACA